CTGCAAATAAATCTCGTGATGAGTGGGAAAAGTATCATCAGTTAATTAACACTGAGTTACAAGAAGATTTGTTAGATAAAAACGAACTTGAGTCTAAGTTTATAGCACTTCAAACTGCGCTAACTAATCTTAAAACTGCTATTGCTCAAGCAGAAAAACAAAATGCTACTGCTAGTGCTCATAACTCTAAGGTTGATACTATCAGTAATCAGCTAACAGAAATGAACGCTGAATTAGAAACCTATAGTTCAAAACTACATGAACTAAGTGAAAAAATGTCAGTGGTAAATGTATTAACTAAAACATTTTCTACTACAGGTCTGGTTGCATATAAAATCGAGTGTTTAGTAAAAGACCTAGAAGAAATTACTAACAAGTATTTAATTGACTTATCTGACGGCAGATTCCAAATAGGATTTAAAGTTAGTGCTAGTGATAAATTAAATGTAGTCATTACTGACAATGGCAAAGATATTGAAATCTTAGCACTATCAGGTGGCGAAAAAGCTCGTGTTAATGTGGCAACTTTATTAGCTATCAGAAAGCTAATGCAAACGTTGTCTAGTTCAAGAATTAATCTATTGATACTAGATGAAACTGTCGAAACACTAGATGTTGACGGTAAAGAAAAACTAGTAGAAGTATTATTGCGTGAAGAGCATTTGAATACTTTTCTTGTTTCACATGGTTTTACCCATCCATTACTGGAAAAAGTAAATGTGTCGAAACGTAATAACATCTCACAAATAGAGGTATAATATGATTTTAGAAGAAATTATTGGTGGAGTAGTATCTACCATTATGCGTGAAAACGGTGAAACTGCACAACTAGCAGTTGGTGACTATTTTAGCGATCACGAGCGTTCAACATTAAGTGTTATTGGCACAGGCAAGATCGTTGTTCGTGTTGATGCTAACTGTACAATTGAAGTACGTGGTGTAGAAGAAGCTCCAGCTCCAGTTGAAGCTGCTCCTATTGCAGAAGCTATGCCTGTAGTACAAGAAGTAGTTGTAGAAGATACAGTTGCAGCTACAGAAGAAGCTCCAGTTATTATCAAACCTGTTAAAGCAGCAAAAGCAAAATAATGGTTGATAGTAGAGCAAAAGGTGCTCGCACTGAAACTGTAGTACGTGATGCTCTTAAAAAGCATACAGGATTAGGTTGGGAAAGGGTTCCTGGATCAGGTGCCCTTGACCCTAAACATCAGCTAAAGGCAGATTTATATGTGCCTGGGCGAACTAATCTATATGCAGTAGAAGTAAAAGGTTATGCAGAAGATCATATTTCCAGCGCACTATTAACTGGTAAAAATCCACAGTTAATTGAGTTTTGGAAACAATCAGTGCGTCAAGGCCAACAAGTAAACAAAAAACCACTACTAGCATTTAAATTTGATAGATCAAAGATATTTGTTGCATTTTTAGATATGCCCACAGCTGACTACAGATACATATTCGTTTCCATAGACGAACACGAGTTCTATATAGCACTTCTTGAAGAGTGGTTAGTCAACGAGCAACCTAAATTTGTAACTTGACTTTATAGCTTATCTTTGGTATAATAATATAATGAAAACACTATATATACTAATACTTATTATGTCACTAACTGGATGTTCGTGGGATATGAGCGAAGCTCGTAGCACTACCAGTGCATTTCTAAATAACTGTAAACTTGGTACAATTGTTACCAATCTTGTTACTGACGGCAATAATAAAACTCTCACTATAACCTGTACCAAAGAATATGTCAAGTAAATCATTCACACAATTAAACGAACCCGAAAATACTTTGATGGTGGTGGATGCGCTCAACCTCGCATTTCGATATAAACATAGTGGAGCTACTGATTTTGCAGTAGATTACCTACGCACAGTTGATAGTCTAAAGAAAAGTTACAAAGCCAAGAAAGTTATTCTTGCTTGTGACCAAGGTTCGTCCAGCTATCGTAAAGCAATCTACCCTGAATATAAACAAAATCGTAAAGACAAGTTTGAAACCCAAACCGATGCTGAACGTGCAGCTTTTGAATTGTTCTTTGAAGAATTCCAAAAGACATTGGCATATATTCAAGAAAATACTGATTATCCAGTTATTAAGTTTCAAGGTGTAGAGGCTGACGATATTGCCGCATATATTGTAAAACAAAAATCCAAACTACCAGTTGATCAGATTTGGCTGATTAGTTCAGATCGAGACTGGGATTTGCTTGTACAACCTGACATTTCAAGATTTAGCTATGTTACCAGAAAAGAAGTCACAGTTGATAACTGGAATGACCACTATGATTTCCAGCCCGAAGACTACATTAGTATTAAGTGTCTTACAGGGGATAGTGGTGATAATGTTGCTGGGGTGCCTGGCATTGGACCTAAGCGAGCCGTGGGACTTGTTAATGAATACGGCAGTACTTACGATATTATTGCGAGTATTCCAATTAGTGGTAAGTATAAATACATCCAAGAATTAAATCAATGTAAAGATCAATTAATGCTAAACTATCAACTAATGGACTTGGTCACTTATAGTGAAGAAGCCATTGGTGTTGACAACTGTAAACAAATTGATGAAACCCTAGAACTTTATTTAAAATGAACGAAAAAATGAGAATTAGTAGCGACGGCAACGTATACTTTAATATTAATAGAAACTACGATTACAACACTGATCGTCCAATTAAACAAAATATTCCTTGTCTAGTCGAAGATAAACAATTTCTTCCAAAACGTGCTAATCCCACTGATGCTGGTGCAGATTTAATGAGCATTGAAGATTTGGAAATCTATCCTGGCGAACAAAAACTTGTTGGTACAGGAGTAGCGACAAAAATTCCAGAGGGCTACGCAGGCTTTGTTTTTAACAGAAGCTCTCAAGGAAAAAAGGGAATTACTATCCCTCACAGCGTAGGCGTCATTGATGCGGATTACCGTGGGGAAATCAAAGTCCTGTTAAAAAATATTTCAGAAGACCCATATAAAATTCAACGTGGTGACAGAATTGCTCAACTAGTTATTATGCCAGTTTTGCTACCAGAATTTACAGATATTTGGAACGACACACAACGCGGTACTGGCGGATTTGGCAGTACTGGCACATAAGGATAGCATGAACCCAAGTACAAGAGCACAAGTAATTACACGTCGTACATATAACAGACCAATTTCAGACGACGGAAAACAATTTGAAACTTGGCAAGAAACAGTTGCCCGAGTAATTGACCACCAACAGTGGTTGTGGGAACGAGCAGCAGGTCGTGATTTAAATGACCAAGAATACGCAGAATTATATGATCTTGAGCAATTAATGCTAGATCGCAAAGTATCAATGAGCGGACGCACACTTTGGCTAGGCGGAACTAACGTAGCTAAAAGCCGTGAGGCATCACAGTTTAATTGTAGTTTTACACACGTTGAGACCATTTATGACGTAGTTGACGTTTTATGGTTGTTACTACAAGGCTGTGGAGTGGGATTCAAGCCAATCGTAGGTACACTAAACGGTTTTAGTAATCCTATTAAAAATATCCGTGTAGTTCGTAGTGAACGCACTGAGAAAGGTGGAAATGAACACAATGTTGAAAAGTGGGATGCAGAAACTAAAACTTGGACTATCCAAGTTGGAGACTCCGCAGAAGCGTGGGCTAAATCAATCGGAAAACTATTGGCTGGGAAGTATCCTGCTGATACTCTGGTTTTGGACTTTAGTCAGCTTCGACCTGCTGGTGAAAGGTTAAAAGGATATGGCTGGATTAGTTCAGGTGATAGCGCAATTAGTGTTGCTTATGTTGCTATCGCCAATATACTTAATGGTCGTGCTGACAGTTTACTTACTAGGATGGATATTCTTGACATTGTTAACCATCTTGGCACTATTCTATCCAGTCGTCGCAGTGCTGAGATCGCGCTTTTCGATTACGGTCAACCCGAATGGGAAGAGTTTGCTGTAGCAAAGAAAGATTGGTGGTTGCATAACAATGCACATCGCACACAATCTAATAATAGCTTGGTATTCAAAGAAAAACCATTGCGTAGTGATTTGGAAAAGATTTTCCAATTAATGTTGGAGGCAGGCGGAAGTGAACCAGGTTTTATCAACGAAGTTGAAGCATTACGCAGAGCCCCTTGGTTTAAAGGCGCAAACCCATGTGTCGAGATCTTGCTCGGAAATAAAAGTTTCTGTAACCTCACGGAAACAGATATCGCCAAATTCAAGGGTGACACAGCTGGGTTACACACAGCCATCAGATTGGCGGCTCGTGCAAACTACAGACAGACTTGTGTTAACTTACAAGATGGTATTTTGCAAGAATCCTGGCACCTCAACAATTACTTCTTGCGTCTTTGTGGAGTCGGCCTCACCGGTATCGCTAAACGTCCTGATATGACTGGTTATGATTATGAGTACTTAAAGCGTACCGCTACTGGTGCTGCTATTGGCATGGCTCATGAACTAGGTTTACCAGCTCCTAAAAATGTTACTTGTATTAAACCATCAGGCACGCTATCCAAAATTATGGATACTACCGAAGGTGTACATAAACCACTAGGAAAGTATATTTTCAATAATGTTCAGTTCTCGAAACATGACCCGGTGGTTGAGAAATTACGTCAAGCGAACTATCGTGTTATTAATCATCCTGTTGATGATTCTGGAGTGCTTGTTACGTTTCCGGTAATGTGGGACGGCGTAGTGTTTGATAAAGTTGCTGGCAAAGAAGTTAATATTGAATCTGCCGTATTACAGCTAGAACGATATAAATTGCTACAAACTAGTTGGAATCAGCAAAATACCTCTGTAACTATTAGTTATGATCCTAGCGAAGTAGAAGATATTATTAGCTGGTTGTTAGATAACTGGGATTGTTATGTTGGCGTGTCATTTATTTATCGCACAGACCCAACCAAAACTGCAAAAGATTTAGGTTACCTATACCTTCCACAAGAAGTTGTAACCGAAGAAGACTACAACGAATATGTAAAAACATTAGTTGAAGTTGACTTAAATAACACCAACAGCTTCGATGAGATTCTGGATGCTGAGTGTGCAACGGGCGCTTGCCCAATTAAATAAACCACTTTTTATATATAAATATGAACGATATTAAATTCACTTTAAACGACCTTTCTGTTGATGAAGTTAACTGCATTTTAGCTGGCCTACAAGAATTGCCAGCAAAAATCGCAAATCCATTGTCACAAAAGATTCGTGAACAAGCAGAAGCACAATTACCCAAGCAAGAAGCTGCCCCTGCAGAAGTTGCCCCACAGTAATTAAACCGCAATGCAAAAAGCCCTCTAGTAGAAATACTAGAGGGCTTTTTTGTTTTCTGCTTATTTCAGCGTCATTTGGTTTTGCTGGAAGGATACAAACTGCGTTGTAATTTGTTAAAAATAGTGTATAATAACTATAGTTCACCAAATTTTGTGAACTGCGTATGATGCGCTTAATCAATCAACTCAGGAAAAATGATTATGGCTGACGAGATTAGCGTACCAAGTACACCAACTATGGATCCTACTAAGGAACAAATTGCGTTTACTATGGGTGCGCTTCAAGATAAATTAGACCAAGCTAACAAATACTATGAAAAAGTAATGAAGCAGGTCACAAAACTAAAGGATACAAAAATGGCAGAAGTATTAAACCCAAGCGGAATGATGATGAGTGGTGGCGGTGATGGACTTTTTGGCGGCGGAGGTGGTGGCGGTCTTATTGGCGGTCTTATCCTAGGAAGCCTACTACGTCAAGGTCAAGGAGGTCTCTTTGGTGGCCAAGATGGTGGTGCGGCTAGTGCAGTAACTGGTCAAGCTACAGCTAATATGCAATTGATGCAATCTATTGGTGCTGTTGATAAAGCTGTTGCCGTTAGTACAGCACAAATGGAAGCCTCACAAGCTACACAAAGCCTAGGTCTTACCAATCAATTCAATAATGTAACAAGCAGTTTAGCTAGTCGTATTGATGGTGTAAAAGACGCTGTTAATGCAAATGCTGTTGTTTTAATGCAACAACTAAACTTAGTTAATACTCAAGTTATGCAAACTGCTAATGACACACAACGTGCCATTGTTGCAGACGGTACTACTACCCGTGCACTAATTGTTCAACAATATGAACAAAACTTAACACGTCAATTAACTGATGCTAATGCAGAAATTATTGAACTACGTAATGAAAACCGTTTAAGTAATGCTACAAATGGCATTAATGTTACCAATACAAATAACATTAACCAAATGCAACAACAAACTCAGCAACAACAACAGTACGGTCAACTAGCTGGATTAATTTACAGTTTAGGTCAACAAATTCGTTCTAGTAATGAAGCTATCAATGTTGGAAGCGGCACACTAACTGCTAACCCAACTAACACAAATACTAACATTCGTTAATATTGTAAGCCCCCTCAACCACAAGTTGTGGGGGCTTTTTTTAATGAAAGGTATTTATGATACAACAACAGCAAGGTATGCCTTTTGGTTGGCCTATGGTTCCATTTCTGCCTATTTGTCCACCATTATTAGAAGATATAGATATAATTAATTTTAATGGCGGACAAGGACCACCTGGACCAGCAGGTCCCCCTGGTCCTCCAGGCCCAGCAGGCCCACCAGGAATTCCTGGATTAGTGCCTGTTACTGATGTAGCAACTGCAGCATATACAGCAACTGCAACAGATTATTTTTTATGTGTGCTAACTATAGCTCAAGTAATAATTACGTTACCACCAGGTATACTAGGAACAGTATATGTTATTAAAGATTGCAGCGGTAATGCTTCTGCTGCAAACCCAATTATAGTGCAAGGAACTGCACAAAATGTCGATATTGGCACAGCTACTATTAATGTACCTTTTGGTAGTATTACAGTAGTATTTAATGGCTCCGACTGGAGCATAATTTAATCTAGGAGACACATATGTCTTATATAAATAATCCCACTAGTATTGTTGCAGGTACTGGTATTGTAATTACACCAACTACAGGTACTGGTGCAAATAAAATTACTATTAGTGCTGGTGGTGTAGTAATTACAGCAATCAGAATTGCATTAACAACACCAGTGGCAGTTCTAAGTGCAGATGCTGCTATTAGTGTACAAGTACCCGGACCAGTTGCAGTAGCAGTAAATTTACCTGCTGGCGTTCAAGGACAAACTTTTATTATCAAAGACGGTTTAGGTTTAGCAAGTGTTGCAACACCTATTACTATTGTTCCAACTGCAGGCACTATTGATGGTGCTGTAAATGCAGTAATTAATACACCTTATGGTTCACTAACACTTATTTATGATGGTGTTCAGTGGTTGTTAACTTAATCTATTATGGCGTACAGTAGACCGCCAGTCCAACCTGGACGTGGACTAAAAAGAATTCCAGTTTTACCTATTGAAAGTAGTTCAGGTGTATTTGATTATGCTTTAGATGCTGACATTGCCACTACTACCAATCTTGGCATAGTTCAAGTTGGTAGTGGTTTGTCTATTACACCCCTAGGAGTACTGAGTACTCTTGGTGGAAGTGGCTTAATAAATGTAAAATTAACAGCAATAAATTATACTGCATTAGCAACCGATTATTACATTGGTGCTATTAAAAAAGACATTATTATTACCCTACCACTAGGCGTAATTGGTAAAGTATACATAGTAAAAAATCAAGTAGAAGGCAACATAAAAGTCAAAGGCACTAGTCAAAACCTAGACAGTTCAGGAGACAAAACTCTTGGCACCGAACAAAGTTTATTTGTGGTATTTGACGGCACACGCTGGAATATTATTGGTTAACAAAAAAGCCCCTAAGTAGCAATACTTAGGGGCTTTTTTGTTAATCATCGGAACTAGCTAAAAATGCGGCTGCAAATTCTAGTGCTTTAGCATCAGCACGAGTGTTCATAATGTGATCACGTTTTTCGCGACTCCAACTATAACCACCGTCTCCGCCCCACAAATCCCAAGCAACTCGACCTTTGCTTGGAAATCCTTCTTCACCACTATTAAATCCAGTGGCTTTTTTGTCTACTTCGTGGCGGCTAAAGAAACTATACATACGTAAAACGGTTGCTCCCGTAAGTTGTTCTTTGCTTTTTAGTTGATTAGCTCGTGCTAACCCTACTAATGTACCACCTGGGTGACCGTCTTCATGCCACTTTAAAGCCCTTTTAGCGGCAGTGGCCATGCCGTCCGTCGGGGTATAGGTCTCTGCCATATATTTCCTTTTAATTTCTATAAGCCATAATAATTTGTTTACACATTTTACTACGAACAATGTCTTCGTCTAAGAATCTAACCATTTCAATACCTGGGATACCTTCTAGTCGATTTACTGCATCTTCTAATCCGCTATCTTCAATATCTGTTTGATCTGGGTCTCCTGATAAAATTACTTTACAGTTTTTGCCGATTCGTGATAGCAACATCTTGAATTCGGTTTTGGTCATGTTTTGAACTTCGTCTACTAAGATAATTGAGTTTTCAAAAGAAGCACCTCGCATAAATCCCAGCGGTTTTGGTTCAATAGTTTTTGATTTAAGAGCATATTCGTAGAAACCTGCGCCAAGCGTGCGTTTAAAAACTTGGTCAAACGGATCTAAGTAAGGAGCGTACTTCTCCTCTAATTCTCCAGGCAAGAAGCCTAAGCCTCGGCCTGTTTCTACATTAGGTCTTGTTAAAATAATTTTATTAATTCGTCTGTGGAATAGCTCTCCAGCTGCATATGATGCTGCCACAAATGTTTTTCCAGTACCTGCTGAACCTATACCAAAAATAATATCATTATATCTGATAGCTTCTAAATACTCACCCTGTATATAATTTAAGGGTTTAACATCTTTAAATCCGTATTCAATTGGATTTGGTGGTTGAGTTTGTGCTCTGCGAGCTTTTTTTCCTGATGAACTTGCCATAACTGACCTTGGTTGGTTAGTGAACGGCTAACCACACTATAGTGGCTAGCCACTTAGTTAGATTACTTCTTTTCGGGAACTTTAGTACCTTCTAGTTTTTTATGCTGTTTGACTTCTTTACAAACTTGTTTTGGGTTACCCTTAGCATCTTTTTGTTCAACACAAACTTTTTTAGTTTCTGCTTCAGCAAATGCTGGGTTATTGTAGGCTAAGAGTGTTGCTCCTAGTACTACGCATAGTGAATAAAATAAACTTTTCATTTAGTTTCCTTGGTTGGTGCAAATTTTTCGCTTGCGGTAAATCCTAGTCCTGCAATTACAATATACATCATAGAATCAAATAGTTTTGTGTCTATTGTATGTCCACATATCATTGCTATAAAAGCAGCGGCACACAGTAAAAATGCAAGAAAAGTAATTACTCGTTTACTGCTAACAGCAGTATCATCAGACAACATACTTCTTAAACGTCCCATTTAAATTTCCGGTTGAGGTGGTTGTACTGGGGCTGGTTTACCATTAATGTAAACCACAGTAGCAGGTGCAGCCGAAGTTCCATTAAATCCAGCAGTTGTTGATATTCCTGGTGTAAAAGCAGGCTCAATTTTCATTGGATTAGCTTTGGCATAAGTATTTGAGTTTTCTTGTGCCTGCTTGATCATATCGCGCTTCATTTCCATTTCTTCTTTACTACCACCAGCTAACATAATTCCACTTAGCGTACCAGTTAAAAAAGTAGCAATTGGAATAATCATTTCAAAAAACTTTTGGTCAATTGGACTGATTGCGTTTAGTGGTTGAGTAATAAAAATAATTGAGTATAAGACAACAAATACAATACCAGTTAATGTAAGGGCTAAGCAGATACCAATAAAAAACTTAAGACGAGCCATTAGCTGATCTTCAGTATAAATAATTGTATTATTTTCCACAATTCGCTCCTTGGGTTGGTACAATGCATGCACCCGCTGGCGCAATTGTTTGAGTAGTTGTTTGAGTTTGTCCATCTTTAGGTGGTCCTAGCCTTGGGTCGCGTTGACCCTTAAAAATATGTTCAGGACAAGTTCTTGTAACATCGCAGATTGGCGGTTTACAAAAATCCTTATCCCAGTACTTTGGATCTTGGCACGGGTAACGGAATCGAACTCCACTACACATTGCTAAACCCAACGGGAGTAGTAATAAT